TAATCCTGAAATTCCTAGCATACCAAATAGCAAGGGCATCATGACCGTCATGTCAGCCTGTGGAATTATAACACCAAAACCTGCCATAATTGGTGAGACCATATAGTTGATAGCAAGGGATAGTCCACAAATCCAGCCGATGAGAGGTCTCCACGATGATTGAAACCAATTACCTTTAGCTTCTGCTTTGTTAACTTCTATTTGTTGAAGGGCAAGTTGTTGGGCATGTTTCTCTGCCATGGTGGCTATGTCATGGCTCAACTTCTGTTGTAAGTCTTTGTCTTTAACGAACTTTCCAATCAACTTTGTAGCAGGTCCTATTAAACTAAGTAATGCCATTATACACTCCTTTTAAATATTAATTTTCTTTCACCTTCACGAATTTTTTCAAATCCTATTTTTTCTAAACCCCATCGTATTGTTTTTGTATTGTACTCATTGTGGTCATCTAGTATTAGTAAACTTTCTTGCTCCATGTGTCTCATAAAAAAAGTTACTTCTTTGTTTACTGCTTCTGTTGTGTGAGGTCCATCTAAGTGTACAACACTATAATTACTTTTATATACAGTTTTACCATCAATACTTAAAGGATAACCTTTGTTCATTGTTTCAAAAAAATAAGTGTCAGGAAACTCAAAGAAAGCAAACTCTTTATACTTTACTAAATCAAACAAAGTTTCTATTTTCATAAAATCAGTGTAATCAGATGTGTAAGGTAAGCCATTATCGTAATGTGCGTAATTTAAATTACCATATGGATCTATAGCTATATGTCTATAGTGTGGTACATCTTTGGATATAACAGCATCCATAATTGTTTTTGAACCTAGTCCTCTGCGTAAACCAATCTCGCAAGTAAGAACAATATCAGTTAAATTTAATTTTTCTATTTCTTCTGTTATAAACTCGTATTCTTTTGAATCGCCTTCAATCACTTAACACCAATAAATTTTTTCCCTTTAACTTGAATAGGTTTTATTCCTTTTATAGATGTTCTTACACCACTTTCACGATGAGGGCAACCTAAATCTGATAGTGCTCCGATTTGAAACTTTTTTACAAATTTTACATTAAAACCTTTTTCTTTGTTTTTACCAGTACCTTTGTATACTCCTACATCTAAATTACCACCTAAAAGTTTTTTTGAGTAATCTGCTGTATTTCCAAATTTGTTTTTATTTAAATTTAGCTTACCGTTGCCAATATTTAATTTAACATTTAAGTTTTTTAATTCTTTGTCTTTAACATTATAGGTAGCTTTTATCTTATTTTGTTTTATATTTTTTTTGTAAGATACATCTCCACTTGATGTTAAAGATACTCCTTTTACAGAAACCTCATCTCCATTTTTCATTCCTTGAGGGGTTGGACCTTTTTCTGGTGGTAACGCTTTACTTCTTTTGTTCATTTACTTTCTCCCTTGCTACTTTTATTTTTTCTTCTGCTATTCTTATTCTTTCTCCAGAAGATTCTTCTGCGTCTTCCATCTTCATTCTTTCAATGTCCATCTTTTCATTAAACTCACCAGTTACTCTTTCTTCTTTATCTACATGCTCTTGTATTTTACGTTGCATATCTAATGCTCGTAAGTCTATTTCTTGTTGCTTTAATGTAACTAATGGATCTTTCTTATCTTGTGCTCCTTCAAGTATCTGTAACTCCTCTGTAAGTTGTGCAATCTTTTCAGCAATTAAAGATTCTGTAATAACTAAGAAAGCTTGAGGATTATCTTGTTGTAGTTTAAGAGTTTCTGGTCGTGCTTGTAACTCTTGAAGTATTAAAGCTCTTGCTTTAAAAGATAAGTGCTCTGAAATGTGAGCTTGTAGTAACGCATACACCATAGGGTTAATTTGAACCATTCTACTTTTTATAAAAGCAACGTGTGCCATGATATGTCCGTCATGGTTCTGTTCTGGATACGCTTTTGGTATTTCCATACGTAAAGCTTGTGAATTTTCTATCGCTGGATCGAGGGGCGTGGGTACTTTCTCTGGTTTCAACAACGTATCTAATTGTTTCGTGCCTAACGCTTCATAAACCCTTCTGTACGCCTCACGAAGATTGTGTAATTGTGGATTAGACTGTGCAATTTGCAATTGTGTCTGTGCTAACGTCACTCTTTGAGCCATTGAGAAGATATTTGGGTCTGCAACTGGTATAACATCCACTTCTGGAGAGAAATCAGCAATTTTTATGAGCCTATTACCACCATAAACAGCGTAAGGATACAGTGGTGGTAAGTATGTACCGAAAACATCAGCTAAAAGTCTAAATTCTTGTCTCATTGCGTAATAACATCGCTTATGTATGGCACTCATGACCCTTGAGCCACGTTCCAAGAGGGCAATAGTCGTTCCAACTGCCCTATTTTGAGCATCATTACCGATTGCGTTGTCTGTAATGGAAGCGAATCGCTGACCAGCTTGTACAACAAAGCCTAATAATTGAAATAATGTGCCACTTGGCTCTTTAAATGGTAAAATTTGAAACTGATCTTTGATATTACCACCAGGTGCGTCAACATCTCTAAACTCACCAGGTTGAAAAGGCTGATCGTCATCTCTAATTCTCATACCTCTTGATTTAAATCCAGCTGGTAAGTTACTTAAAGTACCAGCGTCTAGTAATTGTCTTAGTGCAGCTGTGGCAGTCTTCGATAATCCACCAATCATGTGTATTAAACCAAAACCATAGAACCCTAAACCAGGTAAAAACTTGTAATGTACAAAATATTCTTTTCTTTTATACACAGGATCGTTCATTTCAAAATTTCTATATATAGAAAGCACTTCTTGTGAACCTTCATCAATGGTTACAATATAAGGAACCTTTATATTCTTATCTGCGTTTTCTATTTCATACTCATCAATATCTAAATCCACATGCATTTCTAAAACATTAAATTGATAATCTTTATCTCCGTTATCTGAAACTCCTTCAATAGAATCATACTTATCCTGTATCTCACTATCGTCACTTCTTGAAGGAAGGATATCTACTTCTCTATAGAAACCACTACGTTGTTTTTTTAAAATATCATTCTCACTCATTTTGACGAGGTGCGTGATTCGTTCACAGTCTTTTAAGTCTGTTGCGTAATAAGGCACGATTAAATCTTCAGCTGGTACAAATTTAGATATAGCTCTTTGCATCACTTCATCGTAATAAATTTTCTTAAACGCTGAACCTGCTAAAGGAAGATAAAATAATAATTGGTCAAAGTCAGGAGTATACTCCTCCATTTGTTCCATCAACATATAGTTCATAAAATCTTGCACTCTTTGTGCTTGTTGTTCCTTGTCTCGTGTTACGTCACCAATGACTTGTGTACGAACAGGACCGTCACTTGGTAATAACTCTTTGTACGCTTGTGCTTGAAATTGTGTAACAGACTCGGCTAGTAATGGATGGGTAACGGAACTCGCCCCTTGGAACGGTCTACTGTCTTCGTTCAATTTAAAACCTAGTAAATCCAAACCAGAGGTGTATGCTTTTTCCCAATCACTTCTAGATTCTTTATCTTTTTTATAATCTTGAATTAGCTCACTACTTATTCTAGATAAAGTTCTGTCATCCATGTCTTCAGCTAGATTAGAATAAAATTCTTTTTGAGCCTCTACTGCTTCTTCTATAACCTCTTCCATATCAGAAGGTTCTTTTATTTCTACTTCAACTTCACTATTAGAATCTTCTACCAAGCCACCTTCAGTTTGTTCTGTAGGTACTTGTAAATTTTCTTCTTCATTTATCATAGAATTTTTGTCTTTCGGTTTCTACCAAGTTTAGTTTTAACTTTTATAAATTTACCCTTCTTAGCTCTTTCATAATACATAGGATACATTTTAGGTGCACTAGCTATTTGTTGTTTTTGCATTTCTACTCTATTGCGAACCTCTGAAGCTAAATCTGGTGCTTCCATATTTACTTGAGGAGGTCCATCAATTAAATCCCTTAAAGGTTGAAGAGGACTTTCACCAGTTATGGTTTGATACATTGCTAACTTATCCTCAAACCCTTTTTTACTTTTAGTAGGTTTAATTACATCACTTTCTGGTTGGTAACTATCTCTAGTAGTAATCTTTTTCTTAGGGTTTTTTTTCTTTTTTAATTCTCTTTCTTTTCTTACTAGTTGATCTCCTTTCGAGCCTAGTGGATAGCCAGTGGGTTTCTCATCACTTTCTACTAATCTTCTTGCTAAAGAATTTTTTGGATAAACAGTCATTTGTCGTCACACTGGCAGATTTTACCAAATAATCTTTTTTTAACTTTAC